CCAAATGCTAGAGTTTCATCACCTTGATTTACTTCCGCAGATTGGAATCCCAAAACAAGACTGTTATTTCCTTGGTTTAAACGACCACATTGATAACCAATGGCGATGGATTGTAAACCTTGACCACTTTGTCCAGCTTGATATCCAACTGCAATACTTTGTGCATTTTGTCCAACTTGCCCAGATTCAAAACCCACCGCTACAGACTGGGATCCTTGTGTGGATTGCCCCGATCTGTAACCAACCGCGACCGATTGGATACCTTGCGATGTGCGCCCTGATTGATAACCAACCGCCACAGATTGTATATTTTGTGATATTTCACCGGCGTTATCACCCACTGCAACTGATTGAGTTCCCTGATACAATTGTCCTGCATTAGAGCCTATGGCAACCGATAGAGCGTTTTGTGATATTTCACCCGCCGTATAACCAATAGCTACAGATTCAGAACCCTGGGAAGTTTGTCCGGCCCGATATCCAATGGCCACAGAATTAACTTGTTGGTGAGACTGCGCAGACTGGTATCCTACAGCGACCGAACGACTTCCCTGGCGATTTTGTCCCGACTGATTTCCCAAAGCCACCGATTGAGGTCCTTGACTCGTTTGACCTGTCTGATAACCGAGAGCTGTAGACTGTATTCCTTGGTCTATTTGTCCAGTTTGATAACCAACGGCGGTTGCCTGATCACCTTGATTGGACTGCCCCGCCTGAAAACCAAATGCAAGTGTTTCGTCACCTTGATTTACCTCCGCCGTCCCAAAACCCAGAACAATACTGTTATTACCTTGATTTAATCGCCCACATTGGTGACCTATAGCGATAGATTGCGAACCCTGACCAATTTGTCCAGCTTGATATCCGACTGCGATACTTTGTGCATTTTGACCAATTTGACCCGACTCAAAACCCACGGCGATTGATTGAGAACCCTGTATGGATTGACCCGATCTATAACCAATAGCAACCGATTGTGTATTTTGACCCACTTCACCACACTCTTGTCCAACAGCCACCGACTGTAGTGCCTGTCTGTCCCTACCCGCGTGATAGCCAACGGCCACCGACTTTTCACCTTGTGAAGTCTTACCCGACTCTGACCCGAGTGCGATCGCGTTTATACCTTGACACGTCTTACCTGCATCTCTACCAATCGTAATTTCGTCAAAGTTGTGATTTATAGATGTAGGTGGAGTTGATGTCGTACTGTTTGTATTATCCTGGTTGAGTTCAGCTAAAAATATATGGTTGAACCGACCAGCATTACCAATGAATGGCATTACTACTATTAGTTAGCGAATAAAATACCACTAAGTCCATTGCGTATTCTGAGAACATTATAATTTACGGCGTATATTGTGATCTCATTTTGACTTAGACGGTTTGTTCCTCTAACGATGTCTCGTATTACAATTTTAGCGTTATCGAGTCTACTAAAATTACACGTACCAGTTGGCTTATATTCGGATGCATTTTTACAAAAATGATACGCAAAATAACGTGTATAAAGTGGGCATTTTTCAGTCTCCACAAAGTTTACGAGACCAAATTTAGAACTATTATAGTTTTGAACTATATGAAAGTATAGAGGGGACATATTTTCTAAAAGAGCTGTACCATTTAGGTATATATCAGCGCTTGAAAATGATAATTTATCTTCTTCTATGACACCACCTTGTGCGGTGTAGCCAAAAAATAAACTTTTAACCGGATGATTAAATGGTGATATATCAAGCGTTGTTTTAGGTAATTGTATCGCATCGTTTATTTTCTGAACTTGTGTAATCACGAGATCCATTGGAGTATTAATAAATTTGTTTCTTTCTTCGGTATCCAAGAAAATATAATTTCCATAACACTTTACACCAGATACATTTTGATTAGCAAAGTTCATGATATTGAAGCGCTACGATAGGTAAAAACATATCATTGTCACAAAAAAAGAAATGTAACGGAATAAACATATTGTTCGATTGTGAAGTTTTGTTCAAAATTTCTTGTGCCTTTACAAAGTTTTCTGCCAAATAGTTTTGCCATATATCAGAAATAAAGTCATATGGGTGCGAATCAATTTTAATACCACCCATATAGAAGTCAATTGTTGCACCGTCAAATTTTGTCAAAAGATCCGTACCCTCGAACCAGACAGAATTTATAATATCTCCCCAACTTGGAATAATTATAGAACTGTTTTCTGTTGTAATTTCTTTGATCAATCGTGGAGCTTGAGAAAAATTTGTATGTCTTTTGTACTTCATACTGAAGAGTGACATACCAGTTTCACTCGTTATATAAACGTCTTGCGCACCCTTTGATGCGAGTTGAACTAATGCACCCGACATTTATTTATTAGATAGATTATAAAAACAGACACTTTCCCTGAGGGAATTCGTCCTTCTTTTCCTCCTCAACTTTACCGTGGACTTTGAAACCACCCTGTCGATACACTTTCATTCTCTTATAGTACATAGCTGTAAATATGGACCATGGATCGTGGATGTCGTAGATATGCGGATTGTTCTTTTTACCTTTAGTCTCTCGCATAATACGACCTATACTTTGTGTAATATCGGATTTTGGGGACGCTAAAATAACCGTATCTAGGGTTGGGATATCTAGACCTTCGTGGGCTTGTGAGAAGGTGGCAAAGATGATCTTCTTTTGTGATGAAGCCTGAAGGTCAGCCTCTTTCATACCACCCATGTAGAGTCCCGAGTTTTTGGGGAAACATTGGTGGAGCATTTCACAGTGCCACCGACGATCACTGAGAACAAGGAGTTGCCTCGTTCCCGCAGAAGCTTTTTTCACGAGTTGAACGAGCATTTGATTCCGCTTCCTGTCTTCAACAACTTCTGTGACCATATTGGGCATTGATAGTTTACCGTTTCTCGTACACGGTGGAGGGTTTCTGTAGTTGAATGATTCATAAGTTACTGGAAATACCTCAACCTGTTCCTGATTCTTTCGCTCTACCGCAAAGAATGTGGGTCCCATAAACCAATGAAGAACCTTCGTGAGACCATCTTTTCGTTCGGGTGTCGCCGAAAGACCAAAAATGTGCTTGGGACACATCTTGAAGAGGGACTGACTGAAGACCTTGGCACAAATGTGATGTGCTTCATCCACGATCAGTGTACCAATGGAGTCAAAATCACTGAAAGAATACTCCTTGAGGGACAGGGATTGAAGCATGGCTATGACAAAATCACAATCAGTCTCCTTCTTATCTTGTTGAACTATACCTATCGTGGCACCCGGGCAGAACTGTTGAATGCGTTCCCGCCATTGATCTGCGAGAAACTGTTTATGAACTACAATCATTGTGCGGTAGCCCAACTTACACGCTATTGCCAAGGATACGGTGGTCTTGCCATACCCGCATGGGAGCGAGAGAACACCATGACCCGCACTAATAGCTGCAGCAAGAGCCTCGTTCTGGTGGGTTGCGTCTCGTAACTGACCGACGAACTTGGCGCTGGATCTCGCTGGCTCGGGGCGACGATCCTCCTTGGGCTTTCCCACCTTACCAACTCCGTAGAATCTTGGAACGCACACTCCATTCTTAGCTGTTCTAAAAACCTTGAAAGGTGGGGGAGGAAATCCATAGTCGCTGTTGACCTGTGGTCTTACTGTCAGTTCCTTTTTAATTTCCTGAATTGGTCCCTCAGTGACGAGGTATCCCGTCCGCGTCAACATTTAATATATTAAAGAATAGTAACTTTATATAGTTACAATGCCATCCCTTGACGTGGAAGAGAATATTAAAAAGATCCAAGAAGCGATCGAAAGTACGTACCAAGAACTTCACCGTCTACAGGGAAGCCTTCGCGTGTTTGTGGGTTTCAAGGAAAATGGTTTGACCACGATTGATATTCCAGAAAAGAAAGAAGAAGAAGAAGAAGTCAAGGAAGTGAAGTAATTGACATGAGCTTCCATGCGTAACCACTATAATTACCAACATTCCATATACCCGCGAAGTCAACTTCGACTTCAACTTCATCACCCTTTATAAGAGACTGCACCGGACGACCATTGACGTTGCACATCACTCTCCTATAACGGAATGGAACTTTCACTGTAAGAATTCGACCATCGAGTGGATCATCTACATGCGAATTCTTAATAAGCCACGACTTATTTGCGTGAATTCGGTGTATAATTTGAGAACAATTTTCAGGAATGACCAAACGAATATATTTTTTGTCGTTGTGGTCATACATGGGTTCGTAGACTTTTGCCTCAAACTTCATTGATTTCTATTTATATAAATTAGAATTAAAACTATAAGTGTCAATAAAACGACTGTCAAAATATCTGTTACGAGGCGGGGTTGAAGTGGTTTTCGTGTATTAAATAATTGATGACTGAGCGTCCTTGAAACTTCAACAGATGCTTCGATACTCGAGAATGGTGTTTTTCGTGGCGACATCATACCGCACATCGCAACCTTTGAACATTTACCAAAAAATGGAAGTTGGCCATGAAGACTGAGAACCCCGGAAGATTGTGTAAATTCCCAGTGATCCTCTTTCCATTCTGAACCCCAACCAATACGAGCTTCTCTCGGTGGTGGTAAACCGAGGTCGTGTACAACTTTATTTTTTATTGTTTCTGGATCAGATGAGAGAACATCTTTTGTTAAATTACATATGACACACGAAACTGTCTTACCATCGGACAAGACAACTGGTTGAAGATTCCATTCTGTTTTTGATGCAATTTCCAAGTCGTCCCCCAAATGTATAGTTTTGTCATAATCTAAAAGAACGTTTATGGAACCATACGTACTTTCGCGAACTTTTTTGTCTGCGTCGGATCCCCAATTATCACCTAAAAATTTGAGAGCTGGACTATTGTCTATACATAAGAATAACATTCCATCATTTACAACCATTTCATCTGTGAATGTAGCTTCATAAGTGTCTTCAAAGTATTCAACGTTTTGAAGCTCCTTACCGAATACAAAGTTCACACCTTTTTTCATGAGTGCTATTTGCATTTTATCACACATGACTTTTCCAGAAACTTTTTGTGTATATTGCTTCGAAAGTCCCACATAATCGAAATTTTTTACAAATTCATACGCTGACATGATATCCCAAGTCACACCATCCATGATAAGTGGAAGATGTTGAATAAATTTTTGACCACTCTCTGAAAGTTTACCCACGGCATCTTTTAGAGAAATTTTCCGATACTTTTCGGGTTGTGTCAACACGCGTGTAGCGAGGGATGCGAGCATTCCATAATCACCAAGTTGTAGGGAGCGATACATAAAACCATAAATATCCTTCTTTACAGGTTTGAATATATGATTCCAATTGATTTTCATTTCACGAAAGAGACTGTGGGTATTCACAAAAGCCTTGTCAAAAACTATTCTGTGTGCGTGAAGATCTCTCATGTCTGTATCTGGTTCCCACCAAGAACCACCCGCGGATGTCTTTCTATCATAAATTGTAATATCGTGTTCCCCTGACCTGAGTATTTCCCAAGCAAGCGACATACCTGTTGGTCCAGCGCCAACAATATGAATCTTCATTCTACTTTTAACATTTATATTAATCCAGATTCTCTTCTCTCCTCTGGAGTCTTGATGGCATACATGGCACTAAGAAAAATCACAGTGGAGATGAGTGCGTATTCAATGTCTTGTGTGGCACTGAAAGCAATCAACATGATCGACAAGAATCGGAAAGTCTTGCTATTGAAAAGAGTCTTAAGATTTTTTGGAATCTTGATCGCGTTACCAGAGAACAAACCTTGATACAAGATGATGAGGGTGAAGAGGACAGGTTGCGCCTTGATGACGGCTTCAGTTGGTGTGCTGAGTGGTCCAAGGAAGTTTGAGAACTTTTTC